ATGTGCAGGTCACAGCCGTATCGGAGCAGCAGACCGAAAACACCCGTGACGTATTCCCAGGCCTTATTCCCAATAGGACCCGGGCAGCCTTCAATTTGGAAGTCCAGAAGGAGGTAATTTACGCCAACGGCGGTCGGCAAAAGCTGCGCACAATGAGTGCAAACTTTCGCTCCGCAGAAGGCGGCCGATTATCTGAGTCACATTTTGTATTGCCAATGAAACGCATCACTGGACTCCGGGACAACGCGGACCGGCCTTTTATGAAGTCATTACCAATAACCTGACAAAAGTCCAGGGAAGGCTTTTGTGCATTACCAACGCCTATGAACCTGGCGAAGACAGCGTGGCCCAGCGGATCCGCGAAGAGCAGGAGAAGGTCTGGGCCGGCCTGTCCAAGCCCTCGGGCTGGCTGTATGACTCCCTCGAAGCGCACCCCCAGGCGCCGCTGTCCGAAGAGTGGGCCCCCTTCATCGTGGCCCAGATCCGCGGCGATGCCGTCTGGCTCAACGTCGAGGACATCGTCTCCGAAATCCAGGACGGCTCCAAGCCGGTCGCCGGCAAGCGCCGCATGTGGTTCAACCAGATTGTCTCCGCCGGTGACTCACTGGTCACCGCCGCCCAATGGGACGGAATTCTGCAGTCCGGCTGCTTCGGCGACAAACGCGACCTCAAAGCAGGGGACGCTATCGTCCTGGGCTTCGATGGGGCAAAAACTGATGACGCGACCGCCCTCGTGGCGATCAGGATCTCAGACAACCTCATCGTGCCGCTTGGCATCTGGCAGAACCCCGATCCCTCCGTCGCCTGGCATGTGCCGGTCGAGGAGGTCGAATCCGAGGTCCACCTGGCCTTCAAGATGTTCAAGGTCCACGCTTTCTTCGCCGATACGGCCTACTGGGAATCGCAGATCGACGGCTGGTCCGATGCCTACCGCGAGAAGCTGATGATCAAGGCCTCCGCCCGCTCAACTGTCGGCTTCGACATGAGGGGCAACAAGCAGAAAATCTCACAGACCACCGAGGCATTCGTCGCCTCCATCGTGGACGGCCGGCTCAAGCAGAACGGCCACCGCCTGATGCGCATGCACGTCCTGAACACCAAGCGCCGCACTAATACCTACGGCCTGTGGTTCGGCAAAGAGACGTCTGAGAGCCAGCGGAAAATCGATGGTTTCGCTGCCGGCTTCCTCGCATACATGGCCCTCGTCGCCCTCGCTGAGTCCGGGAAGAAGATTCCGAAGGAATACTCCCGCAGGCTCTACCAATTCAATTAGGAGAACCCACCTTGCCCACCATGGATGAATTTGCCAAGGGGCAGCGGGACCAGGTTTATGCCAATCCCGATGTCGTGGCCGGGAACTTTGACCTGAAGCTGGTTGAGGACATGTTCCTTACCCTGCAGTACGACCGCGCCGAGTACGACCTGTGCCACGACTATTTCGAGGGCAAGCAGCTGCTGCCGTACGCCCCCCGCAACGCCACCGCCCAGATCCGGGACCTCCAGAAGCGCAGCATTGCCAACTGGATTCCCCTGCTGGTGAACCTGCCCAGCCAGATGTCCTTTGTGGACGACTACCGCCGGCGCAAGGGCGGCACGCTGGAGAAGAACACGGAGACGGCGGAGAACACCTCCACCGAATGGCAGCTCTGGCAAAAAAATCGCATGGACGGGCGGCAAGGAATCGTCTACCGCTCGGTCCTGCAGTACGGCCACTGCTTCGTCGCGGTGAACAACTTCGATCCGAAGAACATCACCTACGACATCCTGTCCACCAGGAACACGGTGGGCTACTTCCGCGATCCGGTGAACGACATCCGGCCCTCCCACGTCCTGACGATCAAGACCTACCCCCGCAGCGAGAAGCTCCCCGGCCTCGCCATCCTCTGGGATGACATCTACCGCTGGGAGATGATCTACTCCGTGGACGGCAAGTTCACCGTCAAGGGCAAGCCCTTCCGGCACGGCCTGGGCAAGTGCCCGGTCGTCCGGTACACCTGCTTCCTGGACGACGAGGGCCGCACCCGCGGCGTCGTGCTGCCCGCCATCCCGCTCCAGGACCGCCTGAACCAGGCGACGTTCAGCACCAATGTGACCGCTGATTTTGGCGCCTTCAAGGTCCGCTGGGCCGCCGGTCTGATGCCTTCCTTTAAGAAGGACGAAAACGGCGACATCATGATGGACAACAACGGCGAACCGATCCCGGAGCCGATCGAGGTCACGCAGAGTTCACTCCTGCTTTCCGACGATCCGGCGACCAAGTTTGGCCAGCTGGACGAGACTGACCTGCGCGGCTACATCCAGCAGGAGGAGCAGGCCGCCCGCAACTTCACCACCCTGTCGCAGTTCCCGCCGCTGGCCTCCATCGCCAACCTCGCCAACCTTTCGGCCGAGGCCTGGTCCGCTGCCGAAGCGCAGTTCATCCGGTGGATCGACAGCCTGCACATTTCCCTGGGCGAGTCCCACGAGGAACTGATGCGCCTGGGCGCCCTGGCAGCCGGTGACGCGGAGGGGGCAAACTCCTTCGGCGGCGAAGTGCGCTGGCGCGATATGTCCACCCGCACGGTCGCCGTGATGATGGACGCCCTCGGCAAGGCAGCCATGATGCTTGACGTCCCGCGCAAGGGCCTGTGGCCGCTCATCCCGGGCGTCACCAACGGCATGCTCGACGACTGGGACGAGCTGCACCAGCAGCAGATCAAGGACGACCTGGAGAAGGCCACGCAGCTGGCCAAGGCCACCGCCCCGCCCAAGCCGGTCGACAACGGATCCCCAAAGCCCACCTCACCCAACGGCACACAGCCTAAGCCTGTCAGCAAGTAAGGCTGTCCGCCGCCCGTCGGCACTCCCTGGAGGAGTGCGGCAAATCCCCTAATGGCTCCGCAATGCGCGGGGCCATCCCCATAAAAAAGACACGTCCCAGGAGGACAAGAAATGTCTGAGCAGCAGACGACGCAGGGCCAGGTGCCCGACGCCACGAACACCGATACCACCTCAACCGCACCCGACCCCTGGGCGGCCTTCCCGGCCGAATTCAACTGGGTTCGGAAGGAACTGGAAGAGACCCGGAAGGAAGCCGCCGCGAAGCGCACCCTCGCCAAGGATCTCCAGGAAAAGCTCGGGTCCGCGAAGACCCCTGAGGAGGTGCAGAAGATCACCGCTGCTTATGACAGCAAGACCAGCGACCTGGAAGTCGCGCTCACCCGTGAACGGGTGGCCCGCAAGACCGGGCTTAGCGATGACCTGGTGGAATTCCTCACCGGCAAGACCGAAGAGGAACTCAACTCCCAGGCAGCGAAGCTGGCCGGCCTGAAGCCGGCGGCCAACGCTGAGACCGTGGTCGTCACGGTCCAGGAACCCCGCGGCGGACTCAATCCCGCAGCAGCCCCCAACGCAGCCAACGGCTACGAAGAGTGGGAAAACTACAAGCGGAACCGCCACTAACTCCCCCCACCTAGCGCCTCCTGGCGCTTTTTTTATGCCCTGAAAGGGATACGACAATGACCTACACGCCCCACCTCAAGGTGAAGCCGGAAGTCCTGGTACAGGCAGCCGTCTCCGCCCTGCGTGACCAGCTCATCATCAGCAACACCGTCACCAAGCGCAGCGACATGACCACGTTCTTCGCTTCCGCCGGCGACACGATCTCCACCCGCGTCAAGGGCACCGTCCCCGTGCGCACCTACACGGCTCGCAATGACCGCAGCCAGCCCATCATCACGGACCAGTACCAGGAAACGGTCGTCACCCTGACGATCTCCGCTGACCGGCCCTACTCCGCCATCAAGATGACGGATGAGCAGCTTGACTGGGATTTCCAGGACGGCTGGGGCGACATTCTGGACGCTCAGACCAGCTCCATCGCCTCCTACCTGGAGCACGGTGTCCTCAACCAGATCCTGGCCGCTCCCTACGAGCGCGTGATCCTGGTCAAGGACGACACTGCCGGCCTCGCTGCCGCTGAAGCTTCCCACCAGGAAGTCTTCTACAACGCGGTGGTGGAAGCCAAGAAGGCTCTCCGCCTCATGCGCACCCCGAACGACACCCTCTT